ATGTTTACTTACAAGATGGTACAAATTCCGCCAAATATTTCCGTCAATGCCAAAGCTAACAAAAATGGCATTGCTGCCCAGTATCTTGAAGAGGTTGTGAATTCTTGGGCCTCTGAGGGCTGGGAGTTCCAGCGCGTTGATACCATAGGTATTGATGAGAAGCCGGGCTGTTTTGGTGGGAACAAATCAACACTAACCCATTACTACGTGATTACTTTCAGGAAAGAAGTGTAACGTGCTCAATTGGCTAAGTATTAGATTCATTCTCTTCTATCGTGCCTATGCGCCGATGCGAATCCGTGATCGATGCCGCCATACTCCATCGTGTTCTAAATATACGTTGGTAGCACTTAAGCGTTTTGGCTTTATCAATGGTTGGAAGTTGGGTCTAGCCAGAATTTATAGGTGCAGACCACCGAATGGTGGTAGTGATTACCCCCCAAAAAAATAAAATTCTATACATCTGCGGAGCTTGCTCCGCTTTTTATTATTTATTTGCAGTGTATTGCAAAAATGTAGTTCTGTTAAATTGTTTGATAAAAGGCTCTTGATTGCAGATGACATGTAATTAGTTCAATATGATGTGGATGATTAACTTTCCGGATAGTTAGCTTAGTATGCAGCATGCAGAGTTTCTAAAGCAGATAAATTTACATATTTTTATATAAGGACAAACAATGATAGCTAAAGAACTAGTGAGGATAGAAGGTGATAGTATCAAATCATTTAAAACTATTACAGAGGACGAAATAAAAGATATCAATAACGACAATGAAATCATATCGGAATTTCAAAAAAATCACATGCTTATTGAGTATGTTATTAGAAATTACAATCAACTTATTGAGTATCTAATAAATATAATAAAGTCAGTCGCTGAGAGCGAAAGTACAGACTTTGAGTATCCATTTCAAGACTTTTATTTAGATATAAATTCCTTACTAGTTAATTACTTTACTTCTATAAGAACATTTCTTGATCATCTTGATGCTTATATAAAGAGAAGTCATGGTGAAAAATCCGAACACTATTTATATTTTAAAGAGATTACATCTAAAGAGTTTGACAATACATTTTCATATGCTTTTATTTATAAATTAAGGAACTATGTGCAGCATTGCGGTATGCCCCCAATATCATATAATGTAAACAAACAATACCTTAATAACCATACTGAAATACAAACTAGTTTAGACGTGTTTTTTTTGAGAGATTCACTTTTAAATGAGTATGATGGATGGGGTGCTAAAGTCAAACAAGATTTAGTAAACCAACCATCAAGTTTTGGACTTATTCCTATTATCGAAGAACACATATCTTCTCTTACCACAATTTATATTTCGTTCTTTTCTAAGTATGAATTCCAAGGTATTCACAATGCTAAAAATAGATTATTAGCTATAATCGAAGAAAAAAATGGATATTGCCTAAATGAATATGCAGTAGCTGAATTCCAAAAAACAGGCAAAGACTTAAAAATCCGATTATGTCATCTCAAAACGCCATTATTAAAAAAAGTGTATCACTTCGAAAGATTACAAAAAGCATTAGCAAATATTCATATAGACAAATCTTCATTATTGGATGAGCTACAAAACTAAAGTTCAACTCTTAGCTTAGTTCAGACTTTACTGTTGCCAATATTGAATATAATAAGCGCCAGAGCATACTAGCTCTGGCATATAGATATATTATACTTCCTAAAAGTTTCTTGAATATATTTATATCAAATCTACGAAATTGAAATAATCCCCTTTAAATTCAATGCACTAATAACTTCCCGCGATCCACTCCGAGATCCAAATACTGAAAAACACTGAAATTCTTTTCAATCTTTTCAGTTGGCGAAATGCCACAAAGCCCCAGCCACGGCGCGGGCTGGCGGGTTGTTTTGTAGGAATTTAAAACTGAAAAAACTTTATAACGCAAAGTGTGCAGGCGGGTGCGGTGTAGTGCCGTTTTCGTCATGTGAACGTTTATTTGGTGGCGGGTTCCGCTACGTGTGCGAGGCGTGGCTGGCGTGATCCATTTCGGGTGTTGCGGTGTGATGGTGGGTTTATTGTGTGCCGTGTGGGGCCGCTGGCGGTGCTTTTAGATAGGCGTAAAAAAGCCCGCGCACGGCGGGCATATTGGGCGAGATCGATTAACCGATCACAGGGGAATATTTATCACGTAATCCATCAGACTTGGCCCCGGTGGCGGTGATGCTCCCGGCGTTCAGCGGGCCATCAGTATTGGTATGGGTGTGTGCGGCGGTCAGTGCTGCCAGCTCTTTTACCACATCCAATGTATCCAGCATGAGGGCCATCACGTTAATCTGCTGGCTACCAATCCACACTACCGGCGCTATCACATCCTGCCGGGCGGCGGCGATGCTGCTGCGGATATTGCCAATCTTCTCTATCAAATCCAGCCCCACATCGGTGGTTACGGTTTTGCCCACTTTGGCCATGTAACTGGCTTGGGTGGCCAGACTGTAATCCCCCTCGCTAATCTGCTGGATAGCACCGGCCAGTAAGGTGGCCGTCCCCAGTACCGTGGTTTTATCGGTGGCCTGAACGGTGGTTTCACGGGCCACCAGTGTGCGGGTTTCATCATCGGCGGTAATCACCCGGCTCATGGATTCTTCACGAATAACCTGATCGGTTTTGCGCTCCCAGTCCCCTGCCACCGTCACCCGCTGCGATACCCCATCACGCTGTTGCTGTAGCTGTTCACCCGGCTGCACCGTGGGCAGATTATTACCCTGTGATAGCGTCTGACGCACAAACGGCTTATCTGGTCTGCCGCCGGTAAAGCCCACTTCCACCAAAGTACCCGCCGGAGGGAACTGGAACATGCCCGACTCGGCACCGGCCATTGGCAGAGGTAACGGCACCGCAGGGTAAACCGGCGTATCTGCTGCCGCCTTGCCATCATCATCCAGCAATTGCAGATTCACGGCATAGCGAGGCCGGAACGGGTCGGCCATATCGCCGCTGGTCACTGCTTCGCTTGGCCCCTCCACACGGGCCATTTTCGGCAAATGTAACCCGGCTGATAGCTCCGGGTAAGCATTATCAATTTGGCGCTGGATGGGGGTTTTCTGCAACGGCTTGCCGGTGATTTTATTGCGCGGCGTCCATGTCAGTACCAAATCATCATTATTCAGCCTAACGGTGGTTAAGCGCTGACCATTCAATTCCACACCGGGGCGCACTGATTGGATCATTGGCACGGTCATGGTATTGCCTGCCGCTGCTGCGGTACTGAACTCTGACGGAATATCTATCGGCTTACCGGCAAATAATGAATGTTGCCAACTGCCCATATAGACCTCGCCGTCTGGCAACTGATACCAGACATAATCTGCGATACCAAAGGCGTGGCCGATATTGGCCAACAACTGATAACCGCTGCCGCTATGGGTAAAATGCGGTATGGGCTTGTCGTTATAGTCAGCACTGGCGGCAAGCTGGAACGTTAGCCCGCTGTTGTCAGTCAGCCAGTCGGCCAACTGGCGCAGGGTCGGGTGTTGCATCGATACCGGCCACATCCGTTCAAAAACACCGGTTAACTCGCGTACAAATAGCCGCTGTGCGCCGTTCTCTGCCGGTTGTGAGCGTTCCACATAACCGGTAAACCAGCGCAATACCAACTCAGGGTAACCGGCATCCAGTCGCACCACTTTACCGGTGTAATCGGTAGTGGTTTCAGCAGTAATAAAGCCGCGCCCGCAGGCGTTCAGCTCCAATACCAGATTGGCATCAACCAACGGCACCGCATCGCCGGACAGCATCAACCTGCGGATCGGTTTCATGAGGCTGGCCCCAGTGCATCATTGACCGGTTTCAACACCTTGCGCTCAAACCAACTTAACTGCTCGGCATCCTCGCCCGCATCACCGCCACCGGCCCCGCCTGCTGTCTGTTTTTGCACGGCAGTTTTGCCCCCGGCACGGGCCTCGCGTTTCTCTGACACGCTCAAAAACTCTTTAAGGGTAAAGGTCACCAGCCACGCCATTTTCCCATCCTGTTTCGGTGCATCAATTGCGCCGGTGAAGGTGGCCAGCCGAAAATTAATCGCCTGCGCCACCTGATTGGCCACCCGGTATTTTTTCAGTGCGCCGCCCGCGTCTTTGCTTTCAGCCAGTGCAAAAATGCGGGTTAATACCTCTGGGGTACTGAATGACACCAACCCGGATACGCGCAGCTCTTTGGCCTTGATACCCTGCTCTGCCGTGGCGGTGCTGGACGTCTGCCCAGACTGGTCTTTTTCCTGAAATTGCATGGTAGGGGTCACGGTCAGCCCTTTTAATGGGATAGCTTCACCGTCCAGTGCCAGCATGACTATTTGGGTCATTTATCATCGCCTCCAGCGTGGTTAAATCTTCTCCGGCGAACAAGGTGGCCAGAGTAAAAACAGCATCCTGCTGCGGTACGTTCTTTTTCATTTCGCTGGCCAGCGTGGCCGCGCTACCGCTGGCGGTAAATACCCACGCCTGCGCACGGCCTGCCAGCAAACCATTTAACGCACTTTCCACACTGGCCAGTGCCGCAGCCTTGGCATTGGCAAAACCGGATAATGCCGACGCCAGCCCCGCCAGATTAGCCCCCGCCCCGGCGGCATCTTTGGCCTGTGCAATACGTTGGGCATTAATGGCCATGCGACTGGTTGCGGTAGATAACGACTGCGGCAGCGGTAAACCGTTTCCGGCTCTGGCCGGTAACTGCATTTTAGTGGTGGCCAGTGTGGCCGCAGTGCTGGCCATGCGGGCCACTTGCGAGAACACCGGCAATGGCAGCACCGCAGAAAATTGCGTGAGCGCCTGCATAAAGGCGGGATGGTCAGCGGCACACACCATAAATACCAGCACCGACTGCTGGCCACCGCTACCCGCCAGTTTGCCCGCCAGATGATCCACTGCATTCTGCGGACTCAGATAACTACCCGATTCTTCACTACGGCCAACACCATAAACCCACGGATGCACTGGCAGCATGGCGCAATTAACTGCGGCCATATTGCCGGGGATCGATAAGGTTGCTTTACGCCACATCTTGGGACTCTTTTTCTGTCAAAGTGGGCGGTGATATAAACTCACCATCAACATAAGTCCAACCAATGCCCGCTATTTCAAATTCAATGGCAATTTGGCCCTGCGGGGGACTCCAGTCACTCTTTCCATCCCAAACCACGGTATTGACGACCAAGCCATCTTCATTCACTAATGCGTAATTACTCATGCAGCATACTCCCGGACGATCACCACACCATTGACCCCACTCACGCCAATTTTTTGCACCTGTGAGGCACCATTTAACTGCCCATTCGCACCCAGCCCATAATTCCCCAGTAGCGATCTTTCCTGCGCGACATAATTCGTTGCCACACCAAGCGCAAGAAGAACTGCCGGGTTGTATTGCTGACCATAAGACAAAACCAACAATTGCCCAGAGGCGGCAACTATTGGCCGTGATGCTCCTGATGTTGCCGTGGTATAGCCAGGCGGTTGAATCGCATTAGCGACTTGTGAACCTGCACCACCCGGACACAGGAGTAGATCGCCGAAAGAAGTCGCGCCCCCCATTGTTCCATTACCGATAACTCCAACGCCGCCAGTGCCGATAGTCACCGGCACACTATCAGGTACATTGGTAAATCTCACCTTTGCATATGCGCCTACGCTACCGGGACACGAAACTGAGTTCTGTCCGGCTCCGGTGGCAGATAGCGCCCCTGACGCACCGCCCCCGCCAATAGCTTCAACTTCAACATCACCTGCGCCTTTTGTTTTGGTGTATACGCCATTTGACGTAAACACCCGAACACTGAGTAAGCGACCCGAAAAGTTTTCAGGCCCCAACTCAAGATTTTTTAACGTACTGGCAATAGCATCAGGGCCTAATGCATTAATCTCAGATAACAATGCTTCAATTTGAAGATATTGACCGTGTGGGTTTTCATCCCGCACATGGTCACTCATTGCCGTTACCCCGGCATTGACCGCCTTTTTAACTGCTTTTAAGGTGGCGGCTAATGTCTCGCTGTCGCTGTCAATGTCGCTACCCAATTGGGTAAAACCCTTATCATTCAGCGTGGCATCCGGGTGATTACGTGATTTTTCATGCTCTTTGAGCGCGGCTTTAATATCCCCAATAGCTTTATCAAACGGGTTGGCTTCGCGTTTATCTTCTTCCCCGCTGGCGGTAATTAATGCCAGTGAAGCAATGTAATGGGTAAAACCGTTGGCATCGGTGTAATCGCCCAAATCCCCGGCGCTATGCTTCACGCCAAGATGGATAATCGGCGCAAATTCACTTAACACACTGCCCTGATAGCTCACATCGGCATAAACCACATTACCGGTGACGGCTTCCAGTAACACATCATCAGCCAGCAAAGCACGAATACCGCCGACATAAGCCAGCCCGGCTTTCACCCGGTATTTATCACCGTCTTTGCTCACTGAAAAACCGTCAGCGAAAAAGGCGGCGTGACCGTAATAATCCAGATTGGCCAGACGGCTCACCTCATCAATACCGCGTAGCCGGGCGCTAAAATCAATCTGCCACGTTTGCGCCGATACGGTAATTTGGCTGGCCTCTGCCGCCCCGGCAAATTCCATCAAAAAGGTGCGGGTGATGTTATTACCCTGTACCCCATTGGCGGTGGCAATTTTCTGCTGTGCCGGGGTATGCACAATCATGCACAGGGTATTACTGGCGGCATCCACCAAGCCAATCCAGTTAAAAGTAAAATCGCCCACACGGGTATCCAGCACCACCGAATAGGCTACCGCTGAATCGTTAATCAGGCCGTACTGCGCCACCACATCGCGATGCACAATCTGGCCATCAGCCGGAATCCCCTCATCGGGGTTAATCTCGGCGGTATGATCAAGCCCCGGAACATGGGCAAAAATGATGGTATCCGGGCGAGCCGGTAAGTTATTTAACACCTGTCCCGCTTGCCAGTGTTCAAATGCGCGGGTAATGACCGTTGCCATAGTAAATATCCTTATTTCAATTTCGCCGCATAGACTTCATGCGAATGCTGTAATTGGGTGGGCGTCACTGCCGCCGTTCCTTTGATGGTGCCGGGCGCGATGATTAATTTTGCAAGGTGGTAGCCATATTCATTGCTGAACTCCCCGCTGTGCATCGTCACCGTTCTGGCGTTAACCACTTGGAAAATATAACGGCGGCAGGTGCGGCCATACTGGCGAATGAGCGCCATCATTAAGGTATTATTTTCCGCTATCTGGTTATCATTCACCCGGATAACAATAACGTCCCAGTCATAACCCGGCTGGCGCTCCAGTTGGGTTATCACCCCGATATCCAAGCGCTTAAAGATGGCGCTGAATCCCGCTATCGAACCGGCGTCAGCGGCGTTAATAAAGGCGTATTGCACCCGTTTGCGGTACAGGCTCAACGGCTCACCATTAAAGCGGCTGATATCACGCTGGTAGGCCAACACATTAAGCAGCGGCACGGCACAGGTAGCGGCATCCAACTGGTTAAGCGGCCAGTTCAGCCAGCTATGCACCCACTGCCACCATACGCGGCACACCCGCAGTAACTTGTTTGATTCGCCTTTATCCATCCATGACGGCAGGCGCAGGCTTGTTAATCGGCTAATGAAATCAGGCATTTTCAATCACCACCGTTAAGCTGTTCAGGCGCGGTACACTCAGATCACTGACAATATCGCTCAGTGAAAAACTCAGTGATTCAATCAGCGGAAACGTCTTATGCAGCTCTCGCCCCAGATTGGAAAATGAGAAGCGGGAATAGGGCCACGTTTTCAGCACCTTGTAATTGCTATTCTGGCGAAAGGCGCAGCGGATCAGGTTTTCACCGCCGCTTTCCAGCTTGGCCAACTCATCAGCGGTTAAATTTTGTTTATTGCTGACATACAGCGTCACCACTAAATCATGCTGGCTTTCCGGCAGCGGCATACACTGCATATCATCGCCATGGCCGTGATGGCCTTGCGCGGTGATATGGTCGTTGACCGCATCAATAAACGGCTGGGAAATCTCGCCGCTGTCCAACAACAGATAAGCGTTGGCAGTACCCGGCCCGCGCGGGGCATCGTGCAAAAAATAAATCCGGTCAATGGATAGCCCGACTACCCCCGCTATCATGCTGCGGTACACCGCATCGGTGTGATAGTTGCCTACCAGATTGAACTGATTGCGGCAGCGGTCGCGGAAATCATCATCTGACTCTTTATCAGCACCCGGCACGGTTAACCAATCGCCCTCGCTTTGTGCCCGTTCTATGCCCGGCACCGCCTGCGGCAAGATACGGTAGTAACCGGGGGCCAGATTAAACGCCCCGCCCACCTCAGCCGCGTTTACCGCGACCAGCCCACTGGCGCTACCGGCAGCAATGGCGGTTTCACTGCTTACCACCACGCTGTAAATTTTGCCGTTAATACGTTCGGCCTGAACCATCGTCCCAGCAGGGATAACCACATCTTGTTGAATATCAGCTTTATAGAAGCGGATCATGCCCTGCGCAGCGGTGGCCGGTTTACGGCTGGCATTGACGCCCCAGCCAAACACATCCAAAAAAGTGCCGCTGGCAGTGGCCAGATACATATTGGCCAGCACGGTATTGATTAACACTTCGTTGAGCCACAACACCGGGCGAGTGACAATAGTTTTTATCAGCCGCCAGAACGGCGACATATCGGAGGTATTGGTGATTAACCCCTCATCCTCGACCAGTGCATCAAACTTTTGCCGAATATCGGCCTCGGTGGTCGGCATCCCGCTGTTTTTTAATACCTGTTCGTAATCTATTTCAGGCTTATTACTCATAATCCGCACTTACCGTAATCGGGCCGAAATCGTAGGTATCAGCCGTTACCCATAGCCGTGTGGCCGTTTCTTCATTCACCACCACCGTGCCGGGAATAATGCGTTCATCATCTTCAATTAAAATAACCAACTGGGTGATCACATCGGCGCGTAATGTCGGACTGCGTTCCGCAATTAGTCGGGTGGTGAGGCCACTTTCAATAATGGCGTGAATACAGTCTTGGCCAATGCTAATGCGGTTATTACACAGCGTTGGCTCATTACCGGTATTTAATACAAAGTCACCGTCTTTTATCAGCAGGTCGATATACATTAATTCCGTCATTAATTTAATTCCTGCCACTCCATTAAATCACTCGGCGTCATGCCACCCTGCATATTAATATGGACATTCTCAATGCGTTTGCTGTTATCACTCACGGATTTAGAGTTATTACTGATTTCTTTATTAATCCCGCCTTTATCAATGTTGCGCATATGGCCACCGGTTAATAAGCCATTAGCGGAATTGATTGGGCTACTTTGCGGGGCAGCAATACTTTGTGCCTCAATGCTGACACCGGGAATAATATTCAGCTTATCGATAATCCAATTATAGGTTTCAGCAAAGGTACTTTTCAGCCAGTCCCATAAGCCACTAAACACATTACCGATACTGTCAGCCATGGCACTGAACCCAGCCAGCGGTGATAAACCGGTGATAGCCGATACCAGCCACTGCCAGCCGGATACAATCTTTTGCCATACGCCGCTAAATACGTCCCCGACAGCGGTGACCACCTCGGATAGCCACTGGAAAGCCGCGGTATCAGCAATAGCCGCTTTAATCTCATCCCAATACTTAATCAGGTAGTAGATACCCGCCGCCAGTGCCGCGATAGCCACAATCACCAATAACACCGGCCATGTCAGGAAACTAAAGGAGATCCCCGCTGAAATGGCCGCGATACGTAGCGCCAGCAAGACACCGCGCATAATGCGCATGGTAGCGTTAGCGGTAATAATCGCTTTGTTATACAGCCAGATGGCCGCAGTGTGGATTTGGGTTACCGCACACAATGCACCCCACAGCAGTTTTAATCCCATCCAGATAAACATGCTGATCCCCATCACCATATTGGCAATGGCACCGGCGGCGGCAAAACTCAACAGCGCCAGCATGGCATAGCCGATCAACCGGGCGATATTGGGGAATAACTGCATCCAGCGGGCGAATTTCTCCCCGATAGCCGACACCCGGTTCATAATGGGATACAGCACCGGTAACAGGGTTAAGCCCAAAATCACCCGCATCCCTGTCCAGATGGCCATCAGCCGCTCCCATGGGTCGGCCATTTTCTTGGCCATCTCACCGGCCCGTTTCATGCCGTCATTACTGCCCAACTCACCGATATTGCGTTTCAGCAAATCGACATTACCGTATAGCTGTTTAATAACATTGGCCCCATCCCCAAAGGCTTTATCCAGCTCGGTCTGCGCCTTTAAATTGCCCTCGATGGTTTTCCCGTAACGCCCTTGCAATTTCTCCAGCATTTGCGGCATGGTCAGCATCTGGCCAGAAGCATCCACAAAACTGAGTCCCAGCGTTTTAGCCCCGGCAGCGGCCCCTTTCATGTAGGTTTCATAACTGCCGCTGGCCTCAGTTCCCAAGGTTTTTTGCAACTGGCCCAACACGGCAAATTGCTCATCCATGCCGACGCCATAGTTAGCGCCAACCCCTTTGGAACCCTGCATCAAGTCGGCCATGGTCTGCATATTGACGCCAAATGCCTGCGCCATGTATGCCGTTTTACCGGCCACCTCTTCGGCAAATTTCACTTTGCCAATGCGGTCTGCATAGCTGTCAAACTGGTTATACATTTGCCCCATATAGGCGGCGGCTTCGCTGCCGGTGGTTTTCATGCCTGCGGCCAGCACATTGGTGGCCAGGGTAAAACGAGGCAAATCGCGGTCAGACAGCGTACCAATAGCACTGCGCACATCGGCACTGGAGCGCACCACATCCACCGCACTGCGCCCATACTGCATACTGAATTTTAGGGCGTCGGTGCTCATCTTTTGCAAGGCGCTATCGCTCACCCCCTTGGCGCTGGCTTCATTAAGCGCCCCGGCAAAATCCGCCGCAGGCCCCAGTGCGCCCTTAATGCCCTGCACCACACCAAACAGGGCCGCACCGCCCACCGCAATTTTACCGAAAGCCGCTTGTGAGTGATCCGCGAACCCTTTAACGGTGGACTGCACCTGCTTTAACGGGCGCGTGATTTTATCAATCATGCTTAAAGTAAAATCGAGGTGTTTCATTAGTCGCCTTTAAATGCCAAGCCAATCCCATTGGCAATAGAAATACGGGTGTTATCCCAATAACGGTTATCCAACCAAACGGCACGGGCTAAACTTTCTATATCGTCATTTTCATGTGGTAGATAATGGCGGCGTAGAATAAGAAATTGTTCAATTGAATTACTTTCAATGGCCCGTAACCGTTGGGTTAGTTTTTTACTTCAATTTCCAATTTCGGCGCATAGACTTGGTTCACTTGGTCAACCAATTGCAAAGCCGCACCCGGTGTTTTTAAAATTTCGTCCAAGGCTTCTTTGGTTTCTTTACTGATAATACGGCGCAGATATTTAAATGCCGGGGCAATTTTATTATCCATTGCCATATCATTAATTAAACCGTTATAAGCGGTAGTGTTTGGTTCAAAAATAAGTTCAACGCTACCCACTGCTAATACAATTTTATGTTTATCGGCCATGTTATTTATTTCCTTGTCGTAAAGTTATTTCATTAATGAGTTGGTTGTGTCGCGCCGCGCATAAGGTATAAATACTGCGATAGGCGCGTAAGGCATTATCAAAATCATTACCGGTCGTACCGGTTAATCGAGGTAATACGGTGCTGCATTTAGTGAGCTGATTTTCCTGATAAGGTACGTTCGGCGGCATCACTACTTTCGTTGAACAACCGGACATATTCATCAGTAGCACACACATTAGTAAACACCGGCTTAATAATTTCTGTGTGAATAACCGGCTGGTACTTATCACCCTGCTGGCGCAACGCTTCCAGCTTATCTTCCAGTTGCCGGGCTGAATCACTGGCTATGCCCTCCGAAATTGTCCGGCCCTGTTCTGCCGCTGTGTTGGCGGCACGGGTAATACTCAGTTCCAGACGGTCATGCTGTAAATCATTGAGATACCACCCGGCGACAAATGCCGCCACTATCAGCGCCAGTATCTTGGCCATCAGCGCACCCCGTTATGCTCAAGGCTAAAGTGATTACCATCGGGATTAGATTTGAAGCGCCCGCCCCATGTCCCGCCCAACGATTCCCAATACTCGCCCAAAGGTAAAAACGCCTCACTTTTAGTCTGATACACCCCGTTGATAAACAGATTAAAATCCACTGCCAGCCGCGAGGTATGCAGACTGTTACTGATACCGGTTCCCGCTTTGGCATTCAGTTTGGCCTGCTCCGGGGTGCGGTAGGCTTCACCAAAAGTCAGACGGTAACCCCGTTCCCCGGCCCAGCTAATTAACTGCGCAATCAGTTGGGTAAATAACTGCTGTTTTTCACTTAACGTCATGGTTTCTTTCCCTTTAACAAACTACTGCCCCGGCGGCGTAACCACAGCTCAACCGCCTGATGCCCGGCAATACCTGCCGCAGCCCCTAACCCAGTTACCGCCAGCGGAGAAATCCCCGGCACCCAAACCAATACTGCCGCCGCTGCCACCGAGGTGGCTGATCCCAATATCACCCGCCCTACAAACAGCCGGACAGTGATTGGCTCATCACTGGCTAATACCTTTCCCAGTGCAATCAGCCCACCTAAAATGGCCAGTCCGAGAAAAGTTTTTTCATGTTCCTGCATCCTTGCCCCCTAGCCGATCAGATTGCGCGTGGCTTCTGCTTCCAGATAGGGAATGCCGTTGATACGCACAAAATCCGGGCTGGTAATGAAATACTTAATTTTATGGGTCAGCACCGCCCCGCCTTTCGGGTCAACATCCAGCGCGGAATCAAATTTCAATTTCACGCCGAACGCCTCCACTTTCAGCTCTTCTTCCCCGGCTTTGGCATAGAACAATATGTCAAACGCCGGGATACCGCGCCATGAACCGGCGCGTGAGGCTTTGGCGGTCAACTGTTGCAGCACTTTGGTGCTAACTTCTATGTCCCCCTCGCCGCCAACATCGCCTTTTACATCCCCATCCGGCACACCATTAGTCTGTGCCGGGCCGCTGTTATCGGTAATGGTCAGCCCGATTTTTTCCACATGGATCAGGTCACCATCCATATTGATATCCACCGACTGGCCAGAAATACGGGTACTCATTGGCTATCCTCCAGTGTGGTATCCAGCATCAAACTCACCGTGATACCTTTCGGGCATTCATACGGGCGCACCACAATATAAATCTCCACTTTGGTGGCGGTGCGCCACGTAATCACCACATCGCCCTCTTGTGGTGGTTTCACTTCACCGGGAAAGGTGATCCCGTTGATTTGTGTACTTTTGGCCATCTCGCGCAGTACCTTGGAAAAATAGGTTTTGTGCGCGGCAATGCTGCCGGGGCTGCTGTTAAGTGAACGGTCTGCAATCTTGGCAATCGCCTGTAAGCGAATACGGCGGGCCGCTTTATCAACAATGCGCAGACTTTCAATTGCCTGATAATCCCCGCCCTCCACATCCAATGTGCGGCCATCGGCCCAGTACATGCCGTCATAGTCCGGGTACCACATTGGGACGCTGTAGCGCAGGGTTTCCAGCGCCTGCAAGGTGGCCAAATCCAGCGCCACACCTTTGCCATCCACTGGCTGCGTCTCACTGCCCATTTCCAGTAGCGGGCCAGTAGCGACACGGGCCGGACTATCAGCAATGGTCACCGCGCGGTTACATAAACGCCCGGCCAACACCCCCGGCTCATTGCCCCATAACCGTGGCACCAGTTGCACCGATGAAGCCGCAACGCCCTGCTGTAATGCTGCCAGACGGGTCAAATACTCCGGCCAGCCCTCCTCGGCTTGCGGGCCATCAACGGCTAGCACAAACCACACCCAGCGGCCAAACTTGGCCAGCAATTCAGCCCGCAAGCTGGCGGCGTCGCTGATGGTGGCTTTATCGGCGGGCAATACCACCACTACACCCTCAACACTGGCCACCAATTGGGCCGTTTTGACAGCATCCACCCACGCCTGCGGGTTAAGCTCTTCATTTTTGGCCGGTTGCGCCAGTACATGCACAAAGCCGTTCCAGTTCTGACCGGCATTGAGCATTGCGGCTTTGGTGCAGTTTTTTACCGCGCTGGCGTCCGGCCCCAGCAACACATCAAAATCCGTCTGCGTGTTCACCGCCAGCGTTTTCCCGGTGTTAACCTTGCCGCTACCGATATACAGCACGGCCCGTTCAATCTCTTTGGTTTCACCCTGTAGCTGGTTTTTTTGGTCAATATTGACTTGTGGCCAACTCATCGTTACCCCTTCATATCCTGTGCTTTGACGTCCCAGCCAAACCCGATGGCCTGTAACTGACGCGCTAAGGCTTTATTAAAATCGTCGTCGCTCATGCCCAAGAACTCACGCGCCGGGACGTCCACTGTCCACGCTGATTTAGCCGCCTTGCCACTCAGTTTTTTAATCAGCAAACCCGCTTGGGCGAAACGCATTTTTCCTACAATTTCTTTGTAAGGCGGCTTGCGCCAGCGCTTACCCTGTTTTACCCGGTAACCCAAGGCCCGTAGTTTTTTGGCCTGTTTGACAGTGGCGGGCCGCTCCGGGGGGATTGATTTAGCCACTGCGCTGCGGTTAATGGTCACCTGCATCCCGTTTTGCTGGCCGTACCCCACCACGCCCGCCGGTACTGGTTTTTCGCCGTTGCGGTAGCCACCGCCCTGTAAATAGAGCCTGACCGCGCTAATCTCCGGCATTTCACGGATATGCAGCAATTTCGGCATATTGCGCAGCATCTTGCCGCGCTGGTTGGTCTGCCGTCCCTGCCACGGAGTGCCATCCGGTGACTGCTGGTTACGCACATTGCGCTTGGCCGCAACAATCACCCCGTACTTGGCCAGCCGCCATAACAACCGCTGGCGTTTTTGGGGCGGTAACTCCAGTTGTTTAAGTGCCTGTTGCAGCTCGGTTAACTGTTTTTTACTCAGCTCACCGTTGATAATCATCCGTGTTCACCAATCGGCGCACCCTGTGCATCTGCGCCAAATATCGCGCCATCCGTGGCCAGCCATAACTGCGGATCGGTCAGCCGCCATTTAGCCCCCTGAAAGGGGATATCCCCGGCCTCGTCTTTCTTAATGTTCAGTGATTCGGTGATGGCCATCGACACCACCACCATGGCGGTTTTATCGTCGATCACATCGATATCAATACTCGGTAATTCCGGCTCCGGGCCGTAATCGGGGCCATTCTCAATCATCCACACCAGCAACAAGGCGCACAGGTTGCGCGGGTCATAGTCGCGATATGGAAAGCGCCCCCAACTCAGCACCGCATCAAACTGCATCAACGCCAGTTGATACTGATCCAGCCCTAAATCCCGCTGCGCCGGAATAAAGCGCAGTTCGTCCATGTCGCTGTTAAATTCCAGCTTACGCAGCCGTTGCGGTAAATTGCCCTGCACAAAGGCGGTTAATGACTGTAATTTGCTCATACTTGCCTCACGGTGACGCGCTTCAACCCTTTCATACGGCGGATAACAATGGATGACTCCGCCAGCAATCCCTTGCGTGTCTCGTCACTCTCCTGCCCTGGGTGTGACTCCCTGCGGCCAATCGTGGCAAACTCCCCTAACAGATCGGCTTTAGCACGGGCATAAACCGCTTTTTTGTACTGCGCACATAACAGGTTTTCAGTGTCGATACTGACGCCCGGCACCTCTGCGGCATGGCTATAACCATTCGCATGGTGCTTCGCTTCAACGCTGGCTAAATCGCTGTTAACCTCACCCGCTGCGGTAATCAACGCCTGTGCAACGGTTCCCGCATCAACATCAGGCGGGATAGTGCGCTGAACCTGAAATTCTTTGAGGCTCAAGTCTGGCCAGAACCCCACGTTTTTTAAGGTGGCATCCTGATAATCAATCGGTTTTCCGCTAAACATATGTTCTCCCGAAAAGCGGGCTGACCGGCTTCCACGGCACATAACACTAATGTGTATTGCCTCCGCCGCGCCCGCTCGGCTTACGGTAGTCTTTTATTCTTTTAGCAATGCCCGAATACGGGCGGCGATATTACGGCGCAAGGTGGTGACACCAATCTGCCGGTGAAACCCTACCGCCTGCGCCAGTAAGGCATCCGCTTGTTGTAATAACTCCACATCATCCAGCGCGGTAGCCCGTGGCTGACCATCGTTATCTCGCAGTAGCAACAACCCGGCGAACTTGTACCACTTGGCATTTATCTCTTCATGCAGCCGCCACTTCTCGCGAATATTTTTGAATGTGCGAGAAAAATACGGCTCGACACTTTCCCCGCTGGCGGCGGCAATTTCGGCCCACTTCATCACGGTATCAGCGATAAATGCCGGTAACTTACTGCGGAAATTGCCCGGCATTTTCTGCCCCTGCTCGATGGCGATATCAGCCCAGTCCAGCGCCTGATCAAACTCATCCACATCAAACAACCAGATAATGCAGTACACCAAAATCGGGTTTTGATGTACCTCGCCACTGTCCAGATATGCCTGCGCAGTAGGAAGCCAGCGCGGTAATAGTTCGCTGCGCTTCATGGCTACCCGGTCACTGGTGACATCAAGGCTACGTACCCGACCAACATCATGTTCCAATGCCCGTAATTTGACGTGCAGACTGTGGCCAGCGTCCAACACCTGACACTCATTTAACTGCTTTTCAGCCTTAATACGGGCAGAATGACGCTGCGCGGGTGATAGCATGGCTTATACCTCTGGCCCGTCTTTGGCTTCTTCAACCTTGCCAATGGTGACGGCGGTTTCATCAAAGGCCGCATACAGCTCTGGCGTTTCCACGGCGTAACCCTCCATACGTAAGTAGCTGTTCTCAAACTGCTTACGGTCATCGGAAAACTCCGCTTTGCGGTAACGCGTCCCCCGCTGGGTATAAACATGAAGATTACTCAACATGGTGACCGTCATACGCTTACCGGGGAAGAACGGCGGCACCATAGCCTGACGTCCTGCAATAGATTGCGATAGCATTTGCGCGGCAATTTTTTCCGTTGGGCGGTCTGCGGCCTGATAGAGGCGGTATTGCTCCGCAGCCACTAAATCAGCCCCAACCAACACCACCAGTCGCGGGTCATTACGGAATTCCTGCGGGATTTTGGCGTTAATCAGATCAGAGGCCATGGCATCCAATGATTTAAAATCACCACCGCTACCCAGTGTGATGGCATCAGTAACAATCTGATTTTTGTCATAGGTTCGTACCAGCTCATGCCAGCCAATATTGACATCTTCACCGTTCGGGTTATCCGTCGGCTTGGTGGTTTTCGCCGCCGATTTACCGTTAAAACCAATGCGTAGCACGTCCAGACTGAATGACTTATTGGTAAACGCCTGCATACGCTGGAAAAACTCTTCTTCACTCCCGGCATTGGCCCACACAGATAACATTTGGTATGTCAGTGACGCACCGGAATCTGTTTCGTACAGCTCATAGTTGTTACCATCAACACCCACTTTGCGACGAAAACGGCCCTCATCCACACGGCCCGTAAACAGCCCCGGATTACCTACGTTAACCACCTGCCCTTTAATCTGGTCAACATCTTCAACCACAATGAAATTAAGAAATTCATTGCTTTCCAACATAGCATCACGCAATTTTGTTTCTTTTGGGTCAGTCAATGAGAAATAACGTGATGTCTCTTTCACATCATTTGCCAATGCCAGCCCATCGAGGTAATTATTTAAATAACCTCGCGCTTTATTATTAAGTAGCATTTATTGCACTCTCTTTAATCAGAAATACGAAAATCCATTAAGCCAGTGCTTAATTAAAGAAACTCAAACGGCTTACGTGAATCGCTCGGTTTTTTACTGGGTAATTTAGTGAACTTTTTATCTAAGCTGCCCAACTTCTGAATAAACTGCGGCAAATTATCACGCAATTGTGCAAATTCTTTGGTGTCCACGACTTCTTTAATCGTTTCAACATCAGAATCCGTTTCTTCCTGACTGGTTTTTAATTCAGCAAGCTGGGTTTCCAATTCGCTGATTTTATCCTGCGCGGCTTTTAACTGTTCAGCCAGTACCGTGGCGGCATCATCAGTAATATCATTATCAGTTTCGGTAGTCGTGTCATTCTCATCAACTAAACCAAACTTGTGATACCATTTCTTTTTACCTTTCACACTGTTCCCCTTTACTGTCTTTTTAATATCATCAAAAACAATTGGCCGATATTGGCTATAACGTTTATTACGCAATCGCTTGTTAAACTTCATTTGGTCGGTATATACGCTGGCGGGTTCATCCGTTACCCCCATGCCCTCAAGATAGCTTTTGCCCGTCCCTCTAAAGTTGCCATCTTCGGTAAACTCAGCGGATGTAAAAAGCAATTTACCCTCGCCGTTAGCCGCAATGAGTGACAAAGCAGGACAAAGCCGGGCAAACATTTTTAATACACCGTCCTCATCTGTTTCCGCCTTTAATTCTAATACTTGCCCCACCGGGCCATAAGTACGCGAATGCTCCGGCCATAATTGTGCGGTATACATTCGAGGGTTATATAGCTCTACGGCGTCTAATATCCATTGCCTTTCAATATCACGTCCGTCTAATGTTTTCCCCTCGGCACAAACACACAACCATGTCGTTGTTAAATGTGAAACTGACATTCAACTGTTCTCCCTGATTTGTGATATTCAGTATGGCTAATTAAAACTGGCTTCGCATTCGCTTTAATTCTTATGAATTCGGATATAGCTACTTACCCGAATAAATAAGAACTGCCTGTGACGTTTGTTTAAATATATCTCGGCATAATAAAGGCTATGGCTAAATATTCAGATGAACTTATTGGTGTTGCACGGGCGCTTTATTTAAAAAGGTCAACACCTAAAGAAATCGCCAGTGATTTAAATCTGCCGAATGTGCGGATTGTTTACTATTGGGCGCAAAAATGGAATTGGGCTGATTTACTCAGCCATGAAAGCACGGAGGAAGCCATTGAACGCCGCTATCAATTATTAGTCGGGCGCGATAATAAGAGTGATATTGAATTAAAAGAGCTGGATATTCTGATTACCCATGCGGTGAAACTGCGGGCGCAGAGTAATAAGCATAAAGAAAAACTCGCCGCCGCCAAAGGGAGCAAACCGGCGCAGAATGATGGCGGTGATTTTGATGATGAGCGCCCGACGAAAAAACGCCAGTACCGCAAAAATGATATTTCCGGGCTGTCAAAAGAGGATTTTGACGTTTGGTCAGAAGAACACCTGTTTGGCTATCAAAAGCACCTGCGGCTAAATATTGGCGAGCAGGTACGAAATATCCTGAAAAGCCGCCAGATTGGCGCGACATGGTATTTTGCTTTTGAGGCCTTTGAAAATGCGGTGTTGACCGGTGACCCGCAAATATTCCTGTCTGCCTCCCGCGCTCAGGCAGAGGTTTTCCGCTCGTATATCGTCAATATTGCCCAGCAGTATTTTGATATTACACTAACCGGTAACCCTATCCGGTTGAGTAACGGCGCAGAACTGCGTTTCCTGTCTACCAACAAAAACACCGCCCAATCATACAGCGGCCATCTGTATTGCGATGAATATTTTTGGGTACCGAACTTTGCCAAATTAAATGAAACGGCCAGCGCCATGGCTACTCATGATAAGTGGCGCACCACCTACTTTTCGACGCCCAGCGCCAAAACTCATCAGGCTTATCCATTCTGGACAGGCGATGAATGGAAGCGCGGCAGTAAGAAACGCGCCAAAGTTATCTTCCCATCATTTGATGAAATGCGTGATGGTGGTCGCCGCTGCCCGGATGGCCAATGGCGTTATGTCATTACCATGGAAGATGCCATTCGCAATGGCTTTAATCTGGCCAGCCTTGAAAAGCTGCGTAACCGTTATAACGTTGATGCATTCAACATGCTGTACATGTGCGTGTTTGTGGACAGCAAAGATGCGGTGTTCTCTTTTGATGACTTGCAGCAAGCCGGGGTGGATGCTGCCACTTGGCAGGATCACGACGAAAAAGCCGCCCGGCCCTTTGGTAATCGTGAGGTATGGGGCGGTTTTGACCCGGCCCGCTCCGGTGACCTGTCTACTTTTGTGATTATCGCGCCACCACTTTATGAGGGCGAAAAATTCCGGGTACTACGGGTGATCCACTGGCAGGGGATGAATTTCCGCTATCAGGCTAACCAGATTAAAAAACTGTTCCAGCAATATCACATTACCTATATCGGTGTGGATGTGACCGGCATCGGCCAGGGTGTATTTGAAAACATCCAACACTTTGCCATCCGGCAGGCGGTGGCCATCCGCTATGGCGTAGAAACCAAAAACCGGCTGGTGATGAAAGCCGCCGATGTGGTGGAAAGCAAACGTATCGAATGGGACAAAGACCGCACCGAAATTCCCGCCAGCTTTATGGCCATCCGTCACACCACTACCGCCAGCGGCAATGCCATGACATTTGTTGCAGACCGCAGCGCGGAAACCGGCCATGCGGAGGCATTCTTTGCCATTGCTCACGCCCTCGACAATGAGCCACTTAACTACGAAAACAAATTAACATCCCGCTGGAGGCTAAAGAAAGCAGCATGAAACGCCCAAATAAACGCGCTATGAAGCGCCAAGATAACCACGGCAAAAACCGCAAGATGAGCATTATCAGCTTCGGCAAACCAGAGCCAATACTCACCACTGGCACCGATTACCGCGATATCTGGTATGACAATGACTATGACCATTACACCCTGCCGATTGACCGGCTGGCGCTGGCACAGTTGGTTAACCTCAATGGCCAACATGGCGGCGTAATTTATGCCCGTAAAAATATGGTGGCATCCGATTACCAGAGCGGTGGCCTGACCCATGAAGAGATTGAAGCCGCTATTTTTGATTATTTTACCTTTGGTGATGTCGGCATTCTGAAAATCCGTAATGGTTGGGGCAATGTCATTGGTCTGGCCCCCTTACCGGCCCTGTATACCCGTATCCGCAAAAGCGGTGAATTTGTGGTATTGCAGGAGGGTGAACCTCTTGTTTACCCGGAGAATGACGTGATTTTTCTCAAACAATACGACCCACAGCAACAGATTTATGGCCTGCCGGATTATATCGGTGGTATTCACTCCGCATTGCTAAACAGTGAAGCGGTCATTTTCCGCCGCCGCTATTACCACAATGGGGCGCACACTGGCGGTATTTTGTATACCAGTGACCCGTCAATGACCGATGAAGTGGAGGAAGAAATTGAACGCCAGCTAGCTGACAGCAAAGGGATTGGTAATTTCAGTACAATCTTGGTCAACATCCCGAACGGTGACCCGGAGGCGGTGAAATTCATTCAAATGGGAGATATCAGCGCCAAAGATGAATTTGCCAATGTGAAAAATATCAGTGCGCAGGACATTCTCAATGCTCACCGCTTCCCGGCAGGGTTAGCCGGGCAGATACCGGAAAATGCTGCGGGTTTAGGTGACCCGGAAAAAGCGCGGAACACGTATCGAAAAGACGAGATTTTACCGGTACAACGCCGCTTTAGTGCTGCCATCAGTGCCGATCCAGAGATCCCGACACATCTACAGCTAAATTTTGATGCACAAACAGCAAACTCGGGTGCGTTATGAGCAGAAACACGTTAAAATTCCAGAAGTTCGCCACTTTTGGAGCCAGAAACATGCGAGTGATGAAAGTCTTATGCCCTGAATGCGGTGGCGCGGCCATTATCAGGAAAACCAACCGTAAACACCGGCAGATTTCAGATTTATATTGCGCCTGTAATGATGTGGAATGCGGCCATACTTTTGTGATGAATGTGACCTTTTCACACACCATTAGCCCCAGCGCTAAAACCGGGGATAAACTGATTAAAACCGTTGTCGATTCCATGAATCCACAGCAGCGGCAAATGATGCTTAACCTATTGCAAGGTAGCGCATCAGCCGCCTGACTACTGGCCTCCAATATGGGGGCCTTTTTGTTGCTGCTTATCCAGTTCAATGGTCAATGCGGTAGTCATTTCGGCAATCCAGACTAATGCCAAATCCTTGTCCTCTTCATTGCACTGGTTATTCGTGACCAACCTTGCAACCAAATCAATGCGCTGCAAAGCTAAAGATTCAAAAAATAAATCCGTCACGACTTCCTCCATTCATCATGTTTATACTGTATTTATATACAGTATAGTAAAATTAAGAAAATTGGAAACAGCTAACTGCCTGTTTCATCAGAATTTCATGAGCGAAATCAATTCCAGCCCGGCCAGCGCTGGTGTTCTGGCCGTGGGGCCACCTCTTCTAACCGACCATTATTTAACCTTACTGAGCGATCACCGTAAAATTGCAAGCTGCTGCCCCGTTCCAGTATCGCGATTTCTTCCTCATCACCCAAAAAACCTCTAAGACGTAATTCTTCTGTTAATCGTTGCCGGGTATCCGGCGTACAGTTATTGACAGAACTCCTAGCGGCGGCGTTGCCGCCAGAAAAAGCCAAACCCCCGGCCTGCGCTGCGCTTTCGGCCAACTTCGGCACAATCTGCCACTTAACCAGACGGGTACAGATAAGAGATTCAAGCCCCAATAAAGGGGAATAAATGCCCTGAATGCGTTGCACATCTTCGGCGTATAGGTTGCCCATTTCGGTGATCTGATAAGTTAGACGAATTCTGAGTTCGCGCCGCTCAACCAATGCACCGCCCTGCGCTTTGGTGTATGCCGCCCAATCGCCAGAATCGGCGGCTTCCAATACTGCATCCATCATTTTGTTGGGTAATTCCATACCGCTTTCAATTCGGCGTAACTCGCGCCAGACAGTGACCGGCGCACCACCGATTTGCTGAAACTGCCGGATACGCCAACGGCTGGCCCATGCGGTAACGGCTTTGGCCATATCCCGCGCACTGCCGCCTGTCTCGCCGTCTTCTTCCTCGCCCAGCGCGTAACCGTCGATATTCTTTGAGATATATTTCGCGATATAGCCGGTTGCACTGCCTTTGGCCGGATCAATGGGTTCAGCATGGAAACGGGCTTTCAGTGCTTCGGGGCTTTGTAATGTCTCGGAATCTTCTAACCGGGCGTAATAGCAGAGAATGTCACGCACCTGATCAACGTGTTGCGGCAGCATAAACAGCAACACATGCCAGTGTGGGGTGCCATCGTGATGCGGCTCTACCACCCTAAAACCAAAGACATTAATCCCGGCACGGGCAATAGCCGCACGGGCTTTAGCCCATACGCTGCATAAGTATTTTTGTGTCTGGCGTGGGCTGGCCCCATTCCAGTTAGTAACAAAGCCACCACCGTGATACACCGCATGATATTTAGACGGCGCGGTGATGGTGTAAAACTCCCCCACACAGCCCATTTCATTGGCTAAATCTTCAAAACCTCGCATTCTGACCATCAGTTCACATCTCCGTATTGCGGGATTGGCGTTGCTGCCATTCACCATGTCTTCTAACGAAACCCGTTCACCGTCCTGATTTTCCAGCTCAAACGCTTTGAAAAACTCCCGGTTACGCCGTTTTTGCTCTACCCATTCGGCCATGGTTGACCGGCTGACATAGGCTGACGCTGATTTCTGTACTTGCCCCACCGCAATGGCCATATGTTCACGGCGCACATCGCGCAGGCGTTTTAAACGCACACGCCACCAATCCGGCGACATCATGCGCAGCAGGCCAGATTCAAGTTTACGCGGGTTGATTTTCTTGCGGCTGGAAGTAAATTCCCGCCAGTACGGCGGTTCAGTTCCCACTTGCTTGCACAGTTTTGCAAGGCAGATATAAGCGCATTGGGTGCGCTGCCAGAGTTCTTTTGGGTCGCTACTCTGCCCGGTGAAATTGCGTTCGATATAGTCGGTAAAACTTTCAGACATAAAATCAGCCACCCGGTGGGACAGGTTGCGTAACTCATCCCGGCCAAACGATGGCAGGCGTTCTAAATCATCGGCAAAAGGCCACGGCAAAAAACCGGGCGCTTTGATAACTGGCTGATACTGGCGATTAACCATCTGTAGACGTGGCAATACATTCTCGCCCACCGTAGTGCGTAAGAATGTATTGGCATGGCGACGGCCTTTTGATTGGTACAGATTGGAGTAGCGATCACCAAAATAACGGGCCAGAAATTGGGGCATTCCCCCTAAATATTGGCTGCGCCATTGGTGGTCAGTAGGGTTCTGAACAAAGAGTTCGTCTTCGGTGATGCTGATATCTTGCGGGCGGCTCGGCCCCTCCGGCTCCCGGCTGAACTCGCCATTAAAGGGTAAAGACAGGGATAAAATATCCCCGTCCATAAAGTCATTTACCGGGCGCTGAATGGTGGCAGTCATTCGCAAGCCACACCATCAGCAAAATCAACACCAAGCCAAATAAGTGATTCGGGTATTCTGCCTAGAATTAACTCTTCCGCAGACTTACGGCTATCCGCTTTGCCACCACAACTACGGCGGGCAGTGACCGGGCTTTTAAAGAAGTCGTGATAAAGATCTCGTACCAGATGATTGTCATTGTTGGATGCAACAACATGGAAACCACGCGCCGACAAGCCACGCAGTTTATAGGCCAATAGATGATGCTGGTCATAACCAAATTTTTCACTGTGATAGGCCGTAAATTCATCTGCATGAGAATCAGAGGACAAGTACGGCGGATCACAATAGATACCATCACCGGGCTGCACCATATCCAGAGTTTCCTCAAAGCTGGCGCAGATAAAAGTGGCCCGCTTTGCTTTAGCAGCAAACGCGCGGATTTCAGCTTCGGGAAAATACGGCTTTTTGTATTTCCCATAAGGGGTATTAAATTTGCCAGACTGGTTGTAACGACACAGCCCGTTATAACAATGGCGGTTCAGGTAAAAGAAAATAACCGCACGGAACAATGGGCAAGAGCGAATTGATGAATTAAACATCTGCCGAATTGCATAGTATTGTTCAGCGGTATTGGCCGTAGCAAATAACGATCTAGCCAGATGAATAAACCCATCCGGCATTTCTTTTAGTACCTGATACAGTTCTATGAGGTCTGGATTTACATCAGCAATTAAATAAGCCGGGTAATCCGTATTCATCATCACGGCACAAGAACCGGCGAACGGCTCGACCAACCGATCGGCAACAGGCAAATAAGGCTGCAATTTACCCATCATTCCGGCTTTACTGCCAGCCCATTTAAGCACAGTACGAGTCAGTTCCATGCGGCACCGCCTTGACTGCTCAGAAATTCCGATTCTTGCCGCAATAGCTCAACTATCTCAGTTGCAGCCATTCCATTATTTGCCGCCTCAGCAGCCAGACGATCTAACCGGGATGAACATTTATCCGCGACAAAGATCATTCCCTCATGGCGGGCATTATTGAGTAACTCGTTCAGGTTGGCGGTTGACGCCTCTTTTCTGTCATTACGTTTCATATGCATATTGATTGCTCCGAATTTAGGTAATAAAAATCCCCGGCCACCGATGGGAGGCCCTTGGTATTTAGGGTGTTGAGTTAATTAATGCAGTTGTTTGGTAGTGCTGGCTGAAGCACAAGAATGGTTAATTTGCGTCAGCCCGTGGATCTCAATGGTTCTATTCCACCAGTTATTAATCATGCAGGTTAAAGAGCCTAATCCCAGCCAACCGGACATATGATAAATGGCGCGAATAGAGGCCAGCGCTTCGACCTGATCACTATTTGATTCAGCCTCACGGTATGCCCGGCACCAAAATGCGGCATGAGCAGAAAACCATTGGTGCGGGTTGGTCAGATGAATGGTGTCATTAAACATAATTGGCTGTAGTTCGACGCTGTTACCCGATAACCGACATTTACCCAAGAAGAATTGCGCGTAATTATGGGCTACGCCCCAATAGCTAAAATCGTCTAACAGGCCATTTCTATCTACTGATATTGCTTTCATCGTGTTTCCTTAATTGTCGGTGTAATGCATATTGGCCATCGATTGGGCTGCAATCATTTCCGGGCCGTAGTTTTTTACCGGTATCGGTTGATGCTGTGGCTTCCGATTGCGCTTATCCTCTTTCACAAAATCCAACGTACCGACTTGGCCGAATGTATCTACCAGCGCCCGTAATCGCTGAATTCCCCGCTGTAACTGGTGTAACTCTTCACGGGAAAAATCATCCCACATATAGCGGCAGTGCTCTGATTTCATCCCTGCGGAGTGGAGTAAAATCCCCCGATGTTCTGCCGGTAGCTTTTCCCATATCACCCTTGCCCGGCTGTGACTGCCGGTCACTTTGTTGCGGATAATGGCTATCCATTTGCTGTTATTGGCTGACATGGTTACCCCCTCAATCCCATCAAACGGAACCACCACCGGCGGCGTTTGGTTTTAAAGATGGGTTTACGTGATTCCCCTAGAAACGTCACTCGACTGGCGCAGGGTTGCCAGCGCTGGCCGTTTGGTAATTCAATCCAACCGTGGCCAAAATGGTTTAATTGTTGGCTGGGTGATTGCTGTTTCAGGTAGTTAGCGAAAACTCTCATAAGTTCCTCAGTTCAGGCCCGGAACCAGCCCGCTGGCGCTGATAAAATCAACCGCTGCGGCCAGAACTGGCGTGGATTGGAAACGCGCTTCAACCGATACAACAATCAGCGACAGGTCACGAATGGCCTGATTCGCACGGTCAAGAATGGCGTTTCTACGGGATTGCGTCATAGGCCCGGCTGTTACGGTTTCACCGGCAATAGCGCCGATTGCAGCTGTAGCGCTCAGGGTATGAACAGGTAAATTACTGGGATTGGCATCATTAACCGGTACCGCTGGCAAACATTGCAGTTGAGCCAGCAAGCCATCCAGTAATGATGGGTCTTCGGTAATGTCGGTTAGCGTCAACAGTTCGATGCAGCTCAACTGGTGCGGCTGGTCAGGGTTAAGTTTGTTGCGCAGCATTTGCGGCTTCATACCGATTTGCTCGGCAACCGCCGTTAAATTGTTATTCCGGGCGAAAGCACGGCATGACATATCAAAGCGCGGGTGTTTAGAAAGCTGGAAATCAAACATGGTCGATGCTCTCCCAATAACGCAATATCGAACTAGGCGATTGCAATATCACAATTCGAGAGAGCATCTACGGTGAGTGCGGCCATGTTGATCATGACTTTTTCACGCTTCATATCTTTATCTTTCCTGAGGCGATGACGGGTTAAACGACCATCGGCCAACATCGCTTTGATAGTTTCTGAATCCAAACCGGTTAACTCGGCATATCTCTCAACTGTGACGTGAGGAGTTAGAAGAGTGATTGAAATATTAGGTCTCATGATGCAACATCCCCTATTCGCTTGTGGTGAGCGGTAGTAAAGATTAATAACGGGTGGTTATTCACTTTTCGAGATGAATTTAGTCTCCCGAAAAGTGAATGTCAATCAATAAACTTCACTTTTCGAGATTAACATGGATCTTCGACGTGGTGGCCAAGCGGCAATTGACCGGATGCTGGAGGCTTATGGCTTCAGTACAAAGCAGGCTTTATGTGAGCGATTAGGCATATCTGCCAGTACATTAGCCAACCGTTATCTACGTGATACTTTTCCCGCAGACCTCGTGATTCAGTGTGCTTTAGAGACTGGGGCATCATTGCGTTGGTTAACAACTGGCGAGGGCGCGATGTATGAAAATGCTAAACAGCTTGATATCGTGCAGATTCCTCGCCAAAAGTTGTTAGACGGCAAACTCTACGATTCAAATTTCTATATGTTCGATAAGGCGTTCTTGCCTGATGGATTGAAAGACCCGGTTGTTATCCTTGATGGTGATACCACCTATATTGCCGATCGTAAGTTCGATGAAGTACAGGACGGCAAATGGGTTGTTGATATAGAGGGAACAATCAGTGTCCGAGATATTATTCGTATTCCCGGTGGTAAAGTGCGAGTTGAGGGCGGGAAGTTTGCTTTTGAATGTAATTTAAATGAAATATTTTTTTTAAATAGAATAATATCAGTATTACTTAATTTATAGGTAAATATTATGAAAGACTTACCTGTACCAAGCGATATGCTTTTAACGGCACAAAGGAATATTGGTTTTTTCTTACGTACACTGTACTCTTTATTTGAAAGCGACTGGGAGACATTACAAAACCCACCAACCGACGAAACAGAGGCACAACGTATAAATAGAATAATATCAAAAAAAGAAGGATTCATTCAATCCAGCTTAGTAATATTATTTAATTCTGCAGAGATATATTTAAAAGCTAAAATAGCAGAAAGTAGTGTTTTTCTACTACTAAAAGATATTAGTGACGCAGGTTCACAACGTTCTTTTTTTGATTGTACAACGATTGATGCAAAAGACCTCCCCAAGATTTATGAAGGTATAACTCGCAATCAGCTCACAAATGTATTTAAAAACTCATATGAGTCTCTAAGAAAAGAAAGAAATAAAGTTATACACCTAGGTAAAAGCAATAACATATCAATTAGGAAAGACTTGATAGTCTCATTTTTATCCTTATCGATGGAAATAGCAAAAGCACCAATAGTTGAAATATCATCAATTTTGCTTCATGAAGAGCAAAATATGACACCTCAACAAAAAAAAGATGCTCAGGAAAGTTACAGCGAGATTATAATTTCTATTCTCAAGAGTTTCTTCCCACTTGACGATATAATAAAAGATGCATATGAATTAGATAATCCGCCCAGAAGTTGGATACTATGTAATACTTGTCAAAACCCTAGCCACTCTCTTGCCGTGATATCTAATAAGAAATCATTGTGTTTATCATGTGGCTTTAAAAACGGAGTGTAATCATGGAAAATTTAAAATACATCCCTTTTAGTGAAGTTAATTTTGATGATGCTTTTTTTGATTCATTGAAACAAGATTACATATATGGTTTCCTCACATGGATAGAAAATAAAAAAAACTCTAACAATGACTACGCTTATGTTCTGTATTCTGACAACAATGATATTGAAGGATTCATGTACTTAAAGGTAGAAACCGGCACTGTAGATGATGTTGAACCACACATAGTAACCAAAAAACATCTAAAGGTTGGTACGTTTAAGTTCAATCAAAAAGGAACATCACGAGGTCAGCGATTTTTAAAAAAAATATTCGACCATGCATTAAAAGAAAAAGTAGATGATATATACGTAACTGTTTTTGATAAACATCAAATTCTAATTCGCTTATTTCAGAAATATGGTTTTTTACGTTATGGTGAAAAAGTTTCTTTGAATGGCACTGAGAATGTTTTAGTCAGAGAAATGAATACATCCCACCTTATTGGAGATATCTTTTCCGACTACCCATACATTAACAATAGAAATAATGAAAATAAATATATACTTTCTATATATCCAACATTTCATACAAGGCTCTTCCCTGACTCAATTTTAATCACTGAATCTCCTGATATATTAAAAGATGTGTCATATGCAAACAGCATCCGAAAAATATATATTTGCGGCATGAAAGATGTTGAATTAATGAAACCAAATGACATCATAGTAATATATAGGACAAGTGATAATAAAGGGCCAGCTTATTATAGGTCTGTAGTAACATCTCTTTGTGTTGTAGAAAAAGTAAAAAATATAAATTCATTTGTTAGTGAAAGGGAGTTTATAGATTACTGTCTTAAATTCAGTGTATTTACAGAGTCCGAATTGAGTGGGTTTTATAAAACAAAAAAATACCCATATATAATAAGCTTTACATATAACGTAGCTTTACCGAAACGTTTAAATCGTGCTACACTAATAAATGAAGCAGGGTTAAATCCTAATGCCTATTGGGGTGTTATGAAATTAACAGATGCAGAATTTAATAGAATATTAGAATTAGGTAATATAGATGAAAGTATTATTGTCGATTAAACCTGAATTCGTAGAAAGAATTCTTGATGGCTCGAAAAGATTTGAGTTCAGAAAAGGGGTCTTCAAAAATAGCAACGTTAAATCAGTTGTTATTTATGCGACGATGCCTATTGGCATGATTGTCGGTGAATTCGACATAGCTGATGTAATTGAAGATACTCCATCAATCGTTTGGAAAAAAACGCAGAAGTATGCTGGAATAAGTAAACATTTCTTCGACAGTTATTTTGATAGTAGAGAACGTGCAGTTGCCATACAAATTAGCAATGTTCGCAAATATGAAACTCCTATGTTGCTAAGTTCTTTAGGTGAAAATATTTCCGCGCCTCAATCATACCGTTACTTACCTAATTGATATTGGCGGGTAGTTACCTCAGCTACCCGCTAGTACTTCCCGTCCCTTTCTTGTTTACTCTTTCCAAATCAAACATTGACCACTGTCTATCCATACAGTTAAATACCCCCTTATCTTTAAAGGGGGTTATCAATGTCAGTACGCAAACAACCAACAGGTCAATGGCTATGTGAGTGTTACCCGGCAGGCCGTACAGGTCGCCGGGTGAGAAAAATGTTTGCGACGAAAGGTGAAGCTCTAGCCTTTGAACGTTACACCATGGATCAGGTGAACAATAAGCCTTGGTTGGGAGATGCACCAGACCGCCGCACGTTAAGCGAGATTGCCGAACTTTGGTACAACCTGCATGGTCGTTCTCTGGAAGCCGGTGAAAAAATTTATAAAAAACTAGAATTGATAGTTGCAGCACTGGGTAATCCCCCTGCTCATAGTTTGAGTGGCAAAGATTTTGCTCACTATCGCTCTAAGCGTTTATCTGGCGAGATTTATTTCTCAGAAAAATGGAAGAAAGGCGCAAAACCGGTAACCGTGAATCTGGAACAAAGTTTTTTGAGCGGTATGTTTAGCGAGTTGGCCAGATTAGGTGAATGGAACTTACCGAACCCATTAGATAATCTGCGCAAGTACGCCGTGGCAGAAAAAGAAATGGCATGGCTCACTCATGAGCAGATTAAAACGCTATTGGCCGCATGTAGTTCTGGCCGGGCAGATTTGCCGATGGTGGTAAAAGTTTGTCTCAGTACCGGGGCACGATGGAATGAAGCGGAGAAACTCACCCGCTCGCAGGTCAGCCCGCACAAAATTACCTTTGTCAGAACAAAAGGGAAAAAGAACCGTAGCGTGCCAATTAGCAAAGAACTTCATGACGAGTTAGTCGCGTTAGAGGGTGACCGGCTTTTCAGTGAGTGTTATTTCCGCTTTATGGCCGCAATCAACACCACAGACATAAAGTTACCCACTGGTCAGCTTACGCATGTTTTGCGCCATACCTTTGCCGCTCACTTTATGATGTCCGGGGGCAACATTCTGGTATTGCAGCGCATCCTTGGTCACAGTGATATTCAAATGACAATGCGCTATGCTCACTTTGCGCCAGAACACCTAGAAACCGCAGTGCAGTTCAACCCGCTAACCACCATGAAATCTGGCGACAAAGTGGCGGCGGAGGTTACCCTTCCCTAGTATTTACTACCCCTCAATAACTAATCAACTCATTGTATTTATTGTATATTGTTGTTTTATATAAAGTAATGAGACTATCGGGTTTTTTCTTGCCTGAAATTCGAACGCCCCATCCCTCCCCCTTAAGGCTTTCTTAAGACAAAATTATTACAGTAGGAACATCACTACTTCTGCTCCAGGCTATTTCGTGAAGATCAACAAACCTGCCTCTCAATCAAGCCTCATGACATCGACATTAAATAATACCTCAACGGCACTGACAATTAGGACAAACTCCCTTTACTCGTTGCCGTTATCCTTTTATTTTTGGCAGGTTTTTGCATTGGTGATCAGTGGATTGCTGTTTCTTTGGTTATCCCGTGATGAACAGTTGGATTGGCTTATCAGTAATTATTGGTTTGATCCCGCCTCGCAACATTTTCCATGGGAAAATAATTACTGGCTGGATTTACTGAATCATCGCTTATTGAAAATAACCATTATCAGCGCTGCTGTCGTCACATTGCTATGGGGTCTTTATCGCCGTAATAAGCGCGTAGTGACCACTATGTTGCTGTTCGGTATCGGCCCGCTGGTGATAGGTGTGCTAAAAGCGACCAGTGCCCACTCCTGCCCTTGGGATCTGGTGGAGTATGGCGGTAAATCCCTGAGCTATGTGCTGATGGGAACAGCCCCGGTCGGCGCAGGCCTTGGTCACTGCTTTCCTGGCGGCCATGCCTCTAGTGGGTTTGCAGTAATGGCATTGTTTTTCTTGTTTTACCCCGAGCGGCCACGCTGGGCTTTATTGTGTTGGTTTGCGGGGGTGAGTCTTGGCATGTTGATGGGTTTTGGACAAATCATGCGCGGGGCACATTTTCTTACCCATAACCTGTGGGCGGGTTGGTGGGTTTGGCTCAGCCAATTGGCTGTGTATTGGATGATCAGCGGTTTTTACAACCGTGATAAGGGTAAAGAATGATTGAACAAATGAATTACTTTTTCTTTTCCATGATAAATGCCACTCCAGCATCATCGCCATGGATGATTTCTTTTGCGACTTTTATCGCACGCGATTTGATCATGATTATCCCCATATTATTAGTGGGTATGTGGTTGTGGGGGCCACAAAGCGATATGGACTCACAGCGTGCCTTAGTGGCCAAAGCCGCTATCGCACTTGCTTTCTCAATGCTCTCAGCCTCCTGCATTGGGATGCTTATCCCCCACGACCGGCCTTTTGTCGTCGGTTTTGGTTATAACTTTATGAATCACGCACCCGATAGCTCTTTCCCGAGTGATCACGGCACCGCTATTTTCACTTTTGCTCTGGCCTTTGTTTTTTGGCACAAACTGTGGTCCGCTATCAGCCTGATGGTCGTAGCTATCGCAATTGCATGTTCACGAATTTACCTGGGTGTGCACTGGCCATTAGATATGGTGGGTGGATTTTTGCTAGGAATTGTCGGCTGCCTGTTTGCACAATTGGTGTGGAACTTGTTCGGCGACGCTATTTCAAATGGGTTAAAACGCCTCTATCAGGTTGGGTTTGCCTTACCTATCAGCAGAGGCTGGGTCAGAAACTAG